CCATCCTGTTGCGCCAGCCCGAAATCGAATAGCTGTTCCGCCGCTCGTTGTCCGGCTTCACCGGCGGGATCAGCGCATTGATCAGCAAGGCACCGATGACGTTCACGCCCAGAGCAATCGCGGATGACGCGATCGCAAAGCCAGTGGTTCCTGCAGCGAAACCGAGCCCGGCCGCCCATAGCTGACCGAGCGCCACGGCCGCGATCGAAACCACGATCTGCAGGATGGACCGCAGGGCATTCCTGCCCGCGAGAACACGGATCACCACGCGGACGCCCGGCTTCGGCCGCACCCGGCGCCACAGATGCGACGGCACGAAGTTCATGCCCTCGGGCGTCACCAGAGCAAGGCGGACCCGCCCGAGATCCGTCGCCGGGAAGGACGGCAGCGCGGCAGTCACGACTTCGGCAAGGGTCAGGCCAGGCGGAAGATCCATGGCGATGCGCCCCGCGCCCGGGTCGAACTGCGGCGCGGCCAGCACCGGGATATGGTCTGAAGGCATCATCGGGACGCCTCGGAGACCAGTTGGACGGGACGCTCAGTGCCCATTGAAACGTGCCTGTAATGCCCGTTCAAACGGTGCTTCCAGGCGCCCGTCCGGTAATCGGCGATCTTCGCGCAGTCTTCGCCTTCGACATGGATCATGATGCCATGGCGAACCACGATGCCGACATGGGTCGAGAACCGGCCGCGCCGGAACACCGCAACGTCAAAGGCGACGGCCGTCCCGCACACTGGCACCCACAGTGGCGATGCTGTCGCACCCTCGATCACGGCGGCCATCTCGCCAAGTTCTTCGACCGAGCCATAGCCAAGGTAGTCCGGCAGGCTGATCCCCAACTCCTCACGGTAGATGACACAGGCCAGCCCCCAGCAGTCGCAACCCGCCCGACTGCGCCCGAACTCCTGGAAGGGAATGCCGACAAAACGATCTGACCAGCTCATGCGTGCAGCCCCGGAAAGTTGAGCCGAGTCATGCGCCCCGGCGGGAAATGCTCGAGCTCGACTTCCTCGCGATCCAGCGACAGGTGGATTTCGCCGCCCTGGATCGCGGCCGAGGTCAGTTTCAGATCGAGGAATTCCACCTCGATCACGTCAGGGGACGAGGCCAGCACACCGGCGATATGGACACTTGGCGGCGTCGTGAAGCTGCGCAGAAGCTCGACCATCTCCGCGTCAAGGTTCTCCAGCACCAGCGTTGCGGATGCGGGGGCATCCTCGAGATCAGACGGCAGCACAACCGAGGCGATGATCCACAGGAACGGCTCGGTCACCGGATTGGCGCCCCGCCATGTCGAACGGGTGCCATAGATCAGCGGGTCATCTGACAGACGTTCGGTATTGTCGGTTGAGAGCCGGATCGGCGACTCAAGCTCGGGGTGCGACACCTCGAACAGGGCGACCTCGATCTCACTCGAGGCCAACGCATCCTGGGCAAGGCGGGCATTGAGTGACAGCCGCCTCATGGCAGCACCACGATGGAACAGGTCTTGCGGAACATGACACCCTCGATGCCTTCTGATGGCACCTGATCGCCCCAGGCGCAGAGCCAGCGCCGGGCCATCAGGATGGGACGGCCGGCACCATCCAGAAGCGGCGCCCCGCTGGCTGTCAGGATTGGCCAGCCGTCCGTGGTCGGATCAGCCATATGAAAATGCAGCGATCCTTCTTCGCAGGTTTCGTGGAAGAAGCGGTCGAACACCGCCCGTTGCTGGCGCGTCAGCAAAAGCTGCATCGACACCATCCGCGCGATGGCCGAGAACCTGCGTCGATAGGACGGCGGACCCGCCTCTGACTGCCGCTTACGCCGCGCGTCCTGCGGCTGCACCTGCCAGCCCTGACGGTCAGGACGCGGCAGCTCTGAGGGCCATGACGCGATCATTGCCGCTTCACCCCGGCCCGGCGCATTCCGTAGACCTGATTGAGAACCCGGCCAGCCCGTCCGCCGGGAGCGCCAAGGCCATCGGCCACGGCATCTGACAGAACAAGGCGCTGTTGCCTTTGGCCCGCAGCGTCGGTGGTTTCTTCGGTCTCGACCCGGACCCCGCGCGAGCTGCGATCCTCGAACACCTGGGTCAGCTGGAAGCCTCCCGAAGGTGCCACTGCGGCTGGAGGAACTGCCCGGCCACCCGTCACATAGCCGCCGGATTGATAGCCGCGCATCGCGCCCTTGCGGATTGCCTCGAGATTGCCAACCCCCAGGCGCCGCGTTGCCGCCGCGTCGAACACGAACTCGCCGGCATGAACAAGGCCAGCGACGTCGTGGGCCGCTCCGGGGCCGGTCCAGCCGCCCTTGTCGAAGCCGGGGATCTTCAACGCGCTGGCAATTCCGGTGGCGAGGGTGCCAAGGAACCCGCCCAGACCGCCCCGGGCGCCGCCCGTGGCGAGCCCTTGCAACCCTTGGGCAAGCGCATTGCCGAAGATCCCGAACCCGTTGCCAAGAGTGCCGAGGTTCGACGTCGCATCGGTGGTCGCGGTCCCGAACTTGGCAAGCGCTGCCTCTGCGGCCCCAAGGCGCCCAGCCCAGTTGTGCGCCCCTGTCGGATCGGCGGCAGACCAGCCTTGCGGCCGTTCGAACCCCACGAAGGCGCCAGTCGCATCCTTGACGTTCGCGGCGGCCATCAGCCGTTTCAGAACGCCATTCTCCGAGGTCAGCAGCTCTTGCCAGACGTATTCCAGCTGGGCGCCGATATCGCCGAGACCGGCCTTTCCGCCAACAGCGCCCAACAAGCCACGTCCGCGCGCCGCATGATGCTGGAACAGGCCAAAGGACGTGCCGCCATCGCCAACCGCAAAGGGATTGAAGCTGCTTTCGGCCTGAACATTGCCCATGATCGCCGCTACCTGGTGCGGCTGCAGACCCTTGCCCCGGAAGAAGTTCCAGACCTGCGACTGTACGTCGCCGGATCCTGAAAGGGTGCCCCTCGGGCCAAGCGGCGAATTGGCGGCCGGACCGATCCCGCCCAGACCAACGATGCCCGAAGTGCTGATCTGGACCATGGGCGTCGTGACCTGCATCGAGGCTGGCGCGAGGGCGCTGGAAGCAAGCCCAGCCTCGTCCACGGGATCCTGACCGGACAGACGCCGCCAGATACCCTGCAGGCCGCCAACATCGGCAAGCGTTCCATAGTCCGTGCCCAGGATCGCGTTCTTCAGCGGATTGGTGATCGCGAGTTCCGTGAACATGGCGCCGACATCGCCGGCCAGCGCCTCGAGCGCGCCCTCGATGTCGCCGCCCATCAATGCCTCTGTGATCCCGTCGATCGCGCTCTCGGCCGAAGACTGCACCTTGCCCCAGGCGCCTTCCTGACGTTCCAGAACCTGCGCAAGGTCAGCCTGAGCCAGCGCGTTGCGGCGTGCGGCTTCGGCCTCTTCGCCTTGCAGCCCCAGTCGGCGAATGTCCTGTTCTGCGCGGGCCATCGCGAGAACCCGCGCCCGAACGGCCTCCGAGCGGCCCGCAAGCTGCAACTCGATCCGCTGAAGGCGCAAGGCGTCTTCCTGTTCAAACAGGTAATCCTGCTGCGCACGGGCGAGTTCGCTGAGGGCCTTGGCGTGAACCCGGGCAGCCTCGGCAGCCGCAACCTGCGCATCGGCACCTTCCGCGATCTGCCGGGCGTATTCCCGTTCGGACTCGAGCCTTGCACGGGCATAAGGATCACGCGTCCCCGCGATCGCGTTGTCGAACGTATCAGTCAGCGCGGCATTGCGGATATCGGACAGTGCCTGCTCGCGATCCAGCCGGGCCTGCTCTTGCGCCTTGGTGATGGCACGCTGACGCAGCAGAATTGCCTCGAGCCATCCCAGCTTGCGCTTCTGGATCTCGACTTCCGCTTCGGCCAGCGCGTTCGCCCGCGCCCGTTCTGCATTGCTCGCCCCGATCAGCCCGATCTGGCGCCGGATCGCCTCGATATCGTTCAAGCTGGCAGTAACCGCCTGTCGCCTCGCCTCGATGATGGCCTGCTCAGCCGCAGACAGTTCATCCAGCTTGAGCTTCTGCTCGACAAGAACGGCCAGCAGATCCTCTTCTTCCTTGGTGCGCTTTCCGTCCAGGTCAACAGCAATGCGCGTCTGCTCGACCACCACGGTCATCGCGGCGTTCATCCGGCTGAGCCGTTCGGCGGGGTCGGCAACGAAGATCGCGCTGCGCATGTCAGACATTGCATCGCGAACCGCACTGGCAGCGTTGCGCTGGAGACCATCCTTGACGTCCAGTCCGAACGTCTTCGCAAGAACCTTGAGGTCCGCACCGAAGCCGCTGGCCGCGCCACCAAGTTTCAGGCCCATATCCCCGGTTGCTGCGTTGAAGGCATCTACCGAGGCAGTCAGCGCTCGCGACTTCTCGATCGCCTGGAGTTCGCGCAGCAGCTTGCGCGCCTCGGTCGTCGCGTCGCCAAACCTGACATGCAGCGCCGAAGTCTCCATTCCGGCGTCGCGCACGGCTTGCAGATAGTCAGACATCCGCGCGGACAGATCGCCCATCGCTTCATCCAGCGTCTTCGCCTTTTCTGTCCCGCTCATCATCCACTGGACGAGCGCAGCGCCGCCGCCGATGACGGCCATGGCCGCCAGCCCCCATGGCGTCATCATCATGCGGAAGGCCCCGGCAAGGGCAGCCCCCATACTGACGCCCGACGCCTTCATCTGACCGAAGATCTGGGCAACCTGCGGCCCCTGCTGGATCATCAGCATGAAAGGGTCCTGGCCCATCGCCGTCATCATCATGACGTCGTTCATCTGAAACGAGAGGTTCGCCGCATAGGACGAGGTGGCGCCGGCCCCCCTCATCCCGGCAGGACTGTTCGAGACTGGCGCCAGCATTGCCTGCGCTGCCCTCTGGCGCGCGGCTGCAGCTTCCGTCGCTGAAATCGCCCCGAGGCGTTCGGCTTCGGCAACGTCGCGCAGGACCATTTCATACTGACGCGATGCCGCGAACAGTGGGTTATATCTCGCCCTGATCTCGTCCAGCATCATGCCGTGACGCAGGCCAGACGCGGTTCCCGCCTCGGTCACGGACCGCAAGCCCGCGAAGGCCGAGACAGCCTTCTGCATGGCCGTCTCCTGCGCGGCCATCGCGGCTGTCATCGTGTTGACGGTCGGCATGGCCGTCGAATTTGCAGCGGCCAGACCAGAAACTGCCTGACGCGCCGTCGCCACGGCCGACGCGGTCGACTTCGCCGCCGCGCCCTGCTGATCGATAGCCGTTGACGCGGTCGTGGTGCCTGCGGCGGCCTGCCCAGCCGCGCCTCCCAAGCTGCCGAGCTCGCGCTTCAGGTCCGCAACGCCCGCCTTGGCCGCCTTCACATCTGCCCGGAACAGGATGGAGACGTTGAACGCCTTTGCCGTGGCCCCGGACATCAGCCTGCCTCCGCGAACACATCGAGCGCGGCGCGCTCCATTACCTGAAGGTCGGCGAACACATGATCTGCCAAGCCAAGCCGCCGCAGCACGACATCGACGCCCGGATAATCAAGTCCAAGCCAGATCAGGCCGGCCAGCCCCGCAGCAACGCGCCACTGGGTTTCGCAGGCAAGGAATGCGGTCAGACTGGCCCAGTTCACGTCCCACACCTCGAAGGTCTCTTCATCCTGATCCGGAGCAGGCCCGATCTCGGTGGAGGACACCCCAAGCTCGCGGAACTGCGCGGCAAGGTCCGCATCCATCTCGACAGGTCTCGTGCCATCGCTCTTGCCCAGCCGCGCGAAGGCCCAGGCCCGCGCGGCTGCAGTCAGTTTCCCACCGATCCGGCCTCGATGCCGAATACGCTCTGGTGGTAGGCCGTCCAGACCCCGGCGCGGAACCAGCTCTGGTCGAGCGCGCGCGCGAAGGTCTCTTCCGAGAACGGGACCGGGTTCCCGTTCCCGTCCACGACGCCGTCCCATCCCTGACAGATCGCCCGCAACTCTGCGATCTCGGCCTCTGCCCGCTCGCGCGGGGTGCTCAGCTTGGCATAGGCCTCCTGAAGCGCCACGGCCTCTTCCTGGCGCCGCGCTTCGAACTGCACCTGCAGTTCCTGCTCGGCAAACTTGCCCGGCTGATCTGGATCCGGGACGCGCACCGTCACAGGCCACCAGTAGAGATGCTTTTCGACAAGAACGAATTTCATGGGGGGGGCTCCCGAATGGCCGGTGCAGTGTTGACCGGCGCGATGTCAGCGAATGGTGATCGTCAGTTCGTCGCGACCGACCGACGGGCACAGTGCCAGCGGCAGCGTGTAGTTGATGATGCTGTTCGTCTCGCCCTGCGTCGGCTTGCCGATCTCGACGGCCGGTGCTGCAATCTCGACAATGTTGCCGGCCGTCGTGCCATGAACCAGCGACAGGGCGCCGCGCGTCCCGGACCTGGCACGGGCGAACCAGTCGATCGTGGCGATGCTGCGCGCTTCGACCACAGCGCTTCCCGTACTTTGGCGATCCGGGACCAACACCCGCTCGTCACCGATCATGTGCCGCGGCACCAGTTCGTTGCCGAGGTCGACCGACAGGCTTTCGGCCACCGCAGACCAGCCGTGAAGCGTCAGCGTGGTGTTGGCCTTTGATACCGGAACCGGCTTCGTCCAGCCTGCCATCGTGGCCGCAGGCATGGTCACGACATCGGTCACTGCGCCCAGCAACCCGACATAGGTCACCCGCATCTTGGGGATCTGCTTGACGGCGCAGGTCAGTGCGACATTGCAGCGCCCGCCAAGAAAGATGTGGCGCACCCGGTCCGCCACGAAGTACAGCGATCCGCTTTCAGTCCCGTCCTCGACGATCGAATAGACAACACTGGTGCCGGCGTTGATGGTGGCGGCAAAACCGGCCACGCGCAGCAAGGAGCCGAATTTCGGCGCGGTGCCAGCGACACCAGACCCGGCAAGCTCGACATCGAACTCGATGCGCCCATATTCGGCCGTCAGGATTGCACCCTGATTGCCCAGATATGGCAAGATCAGGTCGCGGCGAACCTCTTCAGCCTCGAGAGGCGTGAAACTGACATTCGAGGCGATGATCGCATCAGCGACATCGGGCGTGGCATCGGTCAGTTCGGTGGTTTCAACCTTGTGCAGGATTGCGAGGCGCTTGGCGCGGCGGAATGACATGGATCAGCGTCCTTTCTTGACGCGCGCGGGCTCGGGCGCGGGGGCTTCGGCAAGGGGCGTCGAAGGCGCAGGCGCGGGGGGGGCATCCCCCGCTGCCGACAACGCGCCGGTGGTCGGGTCGCGGTTCCAGACGCCGCCGGTCTTGGGGTGTTCCATGGTCAGGCTCCTGTCAGGAAACGGGTTGTGGTCCAGGTCTGGACGTAGATGCTGACACCCCGGTCGATGGGGCTGCCCTCCCCGCCGACCAGCTCGAAGGGATCGACGCTATCGGGCGCTTCCCAGCCAGCCAGCGCCGCCTCGAGGTCCGCCTTGAAGGTGGTGAACCGAATGGCCCGATCGCCGCCCATCAGATCGTCGAACTCCCGGATCACGACGCCAACGGCATATTGCTCGCGCACCAGCTGGCGAAAGCCGCCGGTGGCCAGCGCCTGCGGCTCCGCCCGCTCGCCCCAGGGCATGACGATCGCGGTGCCGTGCTCTACCTGGCCGGCGAGATAGGTCAGCGCGTCGATGTCCTCGGCAATCGAGACATCCGCCCAGCGTTCGTCTGGCAGCGTCAATTTCAGGTGCGCGTAGAGGGCGGCCAGCATCAGGACCACCCCGCCAGCTTCGCCGGCGTGAACACCTGGGGCGGATGTGCTGCCATGGTCTGGCCGGTCACGGCCGTTGGCGCGGTATCGCCGGGCGCGACGGGCAAGGCGATCAGACCGCGCGCAACGTCCTTCAGTGCAGCGATCGCATCCTTGTAATCCTGGGCGACATGATCTGGCGCCCCGTTGCGGTGCAGGATGTAGCGGGCGATCGACACCGCCCAGGGCCGCAGCTGGGGCGGCACCGAGGCGAGCGGCACATCATAGCGGGCGCCGACATAACCGTTGATCGCATCGTCCGCATCCTGCAGCGCCGCCTCCACCACATCCGGGTCGGGCGTGCCATCGCGGTCGCGGTCGGCGATCTGCCGGATTTCCGCGATCCCGGCACGCTCGATCAGATCGGTCAGGGTGGCGTAGGACATGGCTCAGTCCTCGACCTGGTCCTCGGTCAGCGCGACGCGAGCCGGCTGAAACACCGCACGGTTCATGGCCATGAAGCCCTGTTCGATGTTGGTGCGCGCAATCGCCAGCCAGCGGCGGTCGACGGCCGGGTCTTGCGCCAGGCTGTCGAGCTTGCGCAGGATGCGCTCCTCGGCAGCCTTGTTCTCGTTGACGATGGCGACAGCCTTGTCCGACTGGGGGCGATAGCCCGAGACGGCGAGGCCCGTGTTGGTGGTCATGGCGGAAATCCTGACAGGGGGCGGGCGAGCGGGCCGATGTGAACCGGCCCGCCCTGGAGGCGGTCAGCCCTTGGTTTTGGCCGCTGCGCCCTTCTTCGGGGCGGTCTTGGCGGCCGTCTCGCTCGGCTCGCGAGTATCGGGTTGGTCCAGCGCGGCGGCGCCACCCGTGGCGGGGAGCTGGCCATCCGCCGCGACAGCCTGTCCGGCAGCCGCCGTGGCTGCCGAAAGCTGGCCCTGCAGTTCAAGGACGCGGTCCTGAAGCATGTCGCGCTGCGCCTCTGCCTCGATGGCGCGAGCCAGCAGCGCGGCCTTTTCGGCTTCCACGACCTCGGCGGCGGCGGCAATCTCGCGGGCCTCGGCCTCGAGCTTGCCCAGGGCGCCGTCGAAGGCCTGGCGCGAGGCGGCAGCCGCCTGCACGGCCGCGTCGAACTCGGCCTGCGTGAAGGCGAGCACCTGGGCTTCCGTCCGCACCGACGGCGTCGCATCGTGATCATGGTCGGCATCGGCCCGCACGGCGCCGGCGGCGATCAGCTGGGCCAGTGTCGCCGCGTCGACGAGGACTGTCGCGCCAGCCCGCCGACGCTCGCCCCCGACCTTGGCCGGGCTGATGAGGGAGACCTCTTTCATCGCTGCCCCCGTCACACCGCGCCAGCGTTCTGGAACAGGAAGCCGGCGTCGGCCCCGACCAGATACGGCTTGCGCTCGGTCGTGGTCGGATAGATCCACGACTTGGTCTCGCGCGAGTAATAGGGCGCCTCGACCTGCGGATAGCCCAGCAGCTCATAGGTATAGCCGAAGCTCGGCACCATGAAGTTGCCGCCAGTCAGCGGGACATAGGCGAGGATCGCATCATCGCCCCAGATGTCCGTCGCCTCGGCCGTATCGGCAGCGGTCTCGGGCAGATAGACCGCATCGCCGGCCACCACCTTTTCCACCTCGAAATACGCCGCCAGCATGTCGAGGGTGATGCTGTCCTTGGAGACGTATTTGAACTGCTCCTTGATCTTCGGGTGGCGCTTGAGCGCCTTGGCAGCCGACGGGCCAAGCATCAGCACGTTGGGCCGGCGCCCGATATAGCGGCGGATGTCTTCCTTGGCGTCGCCAATGTCGGTGCCGGGGTCGCTGGCATCGTTGGTCCAGCGATCGGTGCCGGTCAGCGCCAGCTTGTGATTGGCGTCATAGTTCGCCGCGTTGCGCGCGAGCTGCGCCGCATCGTATTCGAGGCCAAGATCGACGACATCGAGCACCATGTTGATCGCATTGGCGCCCAGATCGATCCCGGGCACCTTCGCGGCCTCCTGTTGATGCTCGACCGGGACGACGGCTTCCAGTGCGTCCTGGGACAGAGAGATCGTGTCCGAGGCATAGCCATACTGGATGCGCTTGACGTTGGAGCCCGGGGCGCGGCGGGTGTTGAGCTTGCGGAAGCTCTCCTTGCCGAACTTCAGGACCGACATCGAGCGGTTGGGAATGGAGACGCGCGGGAACAGCACGTCCGACACGAAGGACGCGTTGCGGTAGCCGCGCGCATGGTTCGACAGGATCGGGTCGATCACGGCGGCGGTGCGGGTGTTGACGGGGGCCATGGGCGGTGCCTCAGCTGAGCGTGGAGAAGGAGATGGTGACGAACTCGCCGTCGGCGGCCGCATGAAGCGCGCGGCCGAACGGGTTGGTCCCCGCGCCCTGCGCCTGGACCCCGCCGGCGGCGGCCGAGACGACGCGCACGCCGGCCGTGATGGCGCCGACCGCCTTCACGCGCACGATGCCCGCCTTCATGATGGGGGCAGGATCACCGATGGCGGTGTTGGGGCTTTTCGCCACGCCGGCGACGACTGCATCGGCAGCAGTGATCTTGGCGCCGGTGAACCCGACAAGGTCATAGGCATCAAAGAGGCCGGTCGAGATGATCGTATCCGTCAGGATGTCCTGGAAAGTCTGCATCTTCCTCTCCTTCAGGAAACGGCGCGCACGGCGTCGAGGTAGGACGTGCCCGGATTGCTGCGCTGGAAGGCCTCGGCCTTCTGGTGCAAGGCGAGACCGGCCGGATCGACGGACCGGCCATCGGCCGCGAAGACCGCCGGCTTGGCCTCGCCCGGTTCATCGCCGAGATCGGCCTCGCCGAAGCTGACGACCTTGGGCATCGCCTGAAGCACCTCGCGCAGAGCGGCGCCGGGTGTCAGCTTTTCGGCGCCCTCGGCAAAGGCGACCGACTTGTGCCCGGGCAGCGCGTCAAGGATCGCGACCACCTTGTCCTTCAAGGTGGGCAGCAAACGGCCGTCCTGGATCAGGCCTTCGGCAAAGGCGACATGGTCGGTGTGTGCGGCGGCGGCTTCGCGCTGGGCGATCTCCGCCTCGCGCCGGGTCAGATCGGCCTCTTTCGCAGCAAAGGCCGGATCGGGCTGCGGTTTCACGGCAGGCTCCTCTTTCGGTTTGGGATCGGTTGGGGGGACAGGCGGGGCGGCATAGAGCGCATCGGGTGCATCGGCCCCCATCTCGCCCAGCCATTCGAGGCGATAGGCCGGCAGGGTGCGGTCTGCATCCTCAAGGCCGAACTTCTCGATGAACAGGTCGCGGATCATCCGCAGAAGGGATGCGGTTTCCTCGAGGCCGCGATCGCCGAAGGCCGCAGTGAACACCGCCCCTGCAGGACCAGCCGAGAATTTCGCGTTCTTCAGACCGGGAACACCGGGAGCAGCAGCGCCAAGGAAGCCGACATGTTTTGGATACCAGGTGCCGGGGACCGGATTGTGCGACTGGGTCGGCGAGAAGTACGCCATCGAGACCTTCTTGAACCGCCCGGCCTTCACCAGCTCGGCAAACTGCGGCTCGATCTGGTGGAGGTTGGCGTAAAGACGCTCGTCGCCCAGGTCGTAATCAAAGCTCTCGACCCAGCCAAAGGCCGGTGCATCGGTGTCAGGATGCCCGACAACGATGGGCGCCGGTGCGGTCTCGGGATCATAGGCATCCGCGATCGCGCGCAGGTCGGCGGCCGAATAGGTGATCGGCTCGCCTTCCATCGGCTTGAAGGTGCCCGGGCGGAACACCTCGATCCGGGCGGTCAGGTTGGGGGTGGCGGGCATGCGGATCATCCAGAAGCTGCGTCTGGTCGAACATGCATGTCTGACGGAGGTGTTTCGCCCGGAGATATCTCCGGTCAGGGCCGCTCCCGGCGCGGCCGATGCGGGGGCAGGATGCGCCCGGGACCGCCGCCGATCAAGCCCTTCTGTTCGGGTTGGGACGCAATAGCCCCGTGCGGCGATCCTGACAGGGGGCTAACAGGGGTCGGCGGTCGCGTGCGACCCACGACACCCCGACGCCGGGAAGGCTGCTCAGCGGGCCGCTGTCGCGGCCAGCCAGAATTCATCGGGTGAGCCAGTCGACGGCATCTTCCAGGATCGCCATCTCGTCGGCCGCCGTCAGTCCCAGATAGGGGCGCGCCGGGATGGATATGCTGTAGGCCGGGATCTTCACATCGGTGATGTGGTTCGCCGTTTTCTTCTTCGCAAAACGCCGCCCCACCTGTCCGGTTCGGTCCTTGGTGCGGTAGATCTTCGCATCGCGGGCCGGCATCTGGATCGCGCCTCCCAGCTGATGGATCGCCGCGTAGTCCAGGGGCGAGCCGATCCGCACATCTTCTTCCGACATCCGCACATTGATGGACCCAGCCAGACTGGACCCCTTCTTGCCGCGCGTGTTCGATCGAAGGATCGTTAGCGGGATCTGCCTCTTGCTGATCCGGGCCTTGATCGTGGCCTTGGCCAGCGGCTTCCAGGGCGCTCCGTCCGGATCGGTTTCCTCGCGGAACCTATCCTTGGTCGAGGACATCAACCGCTCGCCAACGCTCTTGTAGAATGGCCGCCTGTGCCCCATGCGGCGCAGGATATCCGCAAGCACGTCCTGCGCCTCGCGCAGCTCGACCTCGATGCTGATGCCTGTCATCGTTGAAATCCTCGCATAGCTGGTCTATTTTGATAGCGTCTGACGGGTGTGGCGGTGTGTGCCCTCGTAGCCCGGCAGATACGGCGGCCTGAGCACCTGGGCCGCTATTTTCGTTTCCAGATCAGCTTCCCGATCCGCTGCCGGTTAAGATAGTTGAAGTCCGGCTTGCTGCGTGTGCGCGGGGCGAAGACCGTGGTGGCCTGCCACCAGCGCCGTCCCATGTCAAAGACTGCAAAAGCTCCGGTCGACGGATCTGCCCGGATGTATCTGCGCGTCAAAACGAGATCGTCGTAGCCAGGGAATGCGTCGAGCGACTTGGCCCGGACCCCCAGCCAGATTTCGTCGGGATCCATGATCGCCTCCGCAAGCATCGGAGTGTAGATATCGCGCCCGCGCTTGTGCAGTTTCCACGACCCATCAAAGGCGCGGAACAACTCTTCGGAAATCGGCATCCGCATCCCGGCCGCGTCCTGCCACAGTACGGCACGGCCGAGATCGGCGCCGAACGGCTCGAGGAACGCGCGGACATAGGTCTCGGAGGGAAGGCCGTCCCCCAGAGGCTTTGCGACGAATGGCCGGCTGACCGATAGCAGATCATCAATTGGCGCCGGCTGATCGATCGAGACCAGATCCCGATTGACCGCACCGGAATTGCCAGGATCATCGAGCAGCCGAGACGGTACCAGACCCCGTTCCCAAAGATCGCCCGGCATGTAGTCCCAGCCATAGCCCGCACCCTCGGGCAGCATCACGGTCTCGCCGCTGGCCTTGTGAGTGTAGGACTTGCGGGTAATTTCCGGCGACGGGTCCGGTCCCTCGCGGCCCATGCGCTTAAGGTCCGACCGCGACAGTGTTCGGACGCCACAGCTGCAGCCCCAGTCGTTGGGCGGGAAATAGACGTCCCACCAGGGATCGTCCCACATCAGGATCCGCCCGTCCCAGGACAGGTGCAACGGGCGCGGGTTCATCGGCACCCGGGTGTCGGCGTGCAGATACTGCCAATAAGGGCGCATCTTCACGACATCCGGGTCGCGCATCTGCTTCAGGCGGCCGGCCATGTAGCTGGTGCGGATGTTGGTTTCAAAGATGGTCTGGATGCGCCATTCGCGACCGCCATTGTAGGACCAGCCGTATTTCTCGACGAGGCGGTCGAACTCCCGGGCGAAGGCGGCGCTGTCATAGGTGCGGGCGCCGTCGACGATTGCAGCCTGGAACTCTTCCAGCATCGCGAGGTCCGTCACCCCGGCCACGACGAAGGCCCGATCGTGAACCCCATGCATCGCATCGGTCCAAGCGCGGGTGGGTTTGCCCCGTTTCTGTGTCAGGAAGTCGATCTGCTCGCGGAATTCCTGACGGATCAGGTCCGGCTCGGCAAAGGCCCTGCCAGCTCCATCGGCGAACACCGCCTCTCGGCCTTCCAGACCTGCCAGCTGCATGGCCTGGCCGAGGGTCGCGGCCAGAGCGTCAGGCGTCCATGTCGCCGCCAGCTCGAGCAGCGCCGCCAGCGCCGCGTCCTGGAACCCATCCCCGGCCGAGGTCTCCCCCGCCATGACGATCGCCGCCCGGATCGCCCCGATCCGTCGGGTGAAATGCCTCTCTACAGCTGCGACGGCCTGATCGGTGATCCGCTCGACCGGCCCGCCTGACTCAGCGAAACAGACGTGCCTTTGCGTCAGCGTTTTTTTTTGAGCCGAGTGGCCGCGAACATTGCCGGATCGGCCGTTGCAAAGGCATCGGGTTCTGCGGCCGGCTCGCTGACAAAGGCATGGCGGGCCGCCACCAGCGCCTCGATGGTCTTGTCGGACAGGCGATCGGTCACCGGGAAGCTGGTGATATATTCGCGGGCGACCTGATCATCCTCGAACTTCGCCGCCGCCTTGACCACGGCGCGGATCGCCCGGTCGGAGGATTCGGCTGCATCGGCCTTGGCCTTCTGGGTCTCGGCTTCGGCTTTCTCGTTCTTGGCGCGCAGGCGCCGCACCGACGGGATCGCCGCACCGGGCAAGTTGTACTCGACGATCCAGCGCGCCAGGCTTCCACGGAAAGTGTCCGTCAGCCCATCTGCATCGCTGTCGCCGATCACCTCCAGCTGCTCCTGGTGGACCTCGCCCAAGGCACGGTTGCCCCCCGACTCGCCGACCTGTGTCGTCAGCGTCTCTCCGGTCGTGCAGATGGAAATCTGCCGGTCCCAATAGGCGATGAAGCTCTCGTAGCTGACGGTCCCGCCCCGGCTGGCCTCGAGAAACTCGACATCGGTCCCGATCGGCACGGTGACGGCCGAGCTGGTGCGGATCGACATCAGGGTGTTGAGCAGGCGGTTCTGCTCGTCCGACAACGTGCCATAGGGCGTCTTGCCGATCACGGTCGGGCCGGCGAACTTCTCGAGGAAGTGCAGCCAGAAGGTGATGCCTTCGCGCTTGAACAGGACCGCCCAGAACAGCTTGTTGCCCAGGCCCAGGCCATAGGGGTTGTTACCCTTCACCCCCGCCCGGTGGACGATGAACTTGCGCTCTGGCAACTCCTCGCCCTCGAGCATGGCGGTGCGTGTCAAGAGGCGCGGCCGCCAGTCACGGCCGAAGGTGATCCGGCGCTGATCGATGTCCTTGATCTTGACCGGCAGGATCTTTGTGCCGACCCGCGCCCAGACGACCTCTGCCACCGCGAACCCCTTGAGGGTTGCATCCAGCAGATCCTCGCAGACTTTGTCGAAGGGCAATGCTTGCAGGCATCCATCGACCAGATCGGCCGCTTCCTTGTCGATCGGGCGGTCGCCTCCGGGCTCAACCTCCCAGTCCCGCGAAGTGACGGCCGAGATCCGCTTTTGCAGCATTGACGACGCATGGGTGTCGCGCTTGATCTCGTCATAGATCGCTAGGCCCTTGCCGCCGCCCTGCTGGATCAGCGTGTCGTCAGCATGCTGCAGCACCCCCGTGAAATAGGGGATGGTGATGTCGTTCGCGACGCTGGCGATCAGCGTGCGGGCCTCGGTCGGCAGGTTCTTCCGGGCCGGTTCGGCGAAGGCAGTCCCTCGGGAAGCCTGTCGCGCAGGGCGGTGTTTCCAGCGGGTCATTTTCGGCCCGTCCTTTCCTTCTCGAAGCGCCAGCCCTCTGCCTTCAGGTCAGGCCAAAGATGCAGGGAGACCGTGAGATCAAATGCGAGCTTGAGGCCTTGGTGCGGGGATGACTTCGCAGCGGACACTGCCGAGATCAGCGCACCTTCCAGGTTCTTTCTCCAGCGACCCCGCCGGCCGTCAGGGGCAACCCAGCGATAACGAATGGCCATTTCACCCCCCCCCGCCCAGCCTGAAGCCGCCCATGCCGAAGCCGCCAGAGGGGGCAGCGGCCGTTTGCATCTGCCCGGCCGGGCCGCCGCCGGCATAGATCAGGGCGTTCTGCCACAGCATGTCGAGGCAGTCCGGCCCGTCGTCATGCGCCCCGTTCGGCCATTGCTGAAGCTGTTCGATCAGCGTGGTGTGGCTTGGCGCAAACCGGATCAGCCCGGCCGCCACGGGGGGCTGAAGCCGTTCGATCCGCAGGTTCTTGTCGGCGATAGGCGTGATCGGCACGGCCGAAATTGCGACCCCCTGCTTTGCCGCCTCGGTCATCAGGCTGGTGCGCAGGAACTCCTGGAACTGGACGCTTTCGACGAACCACAGAAGCGCGTTGTACTCGCGCTGGAGCTGGATGGTGTCGGCAATGATGATGTCCGGCAGCCGTTTGCGGATCGATGCCTCGATCACATCCATCTTTCCTGACAGCCGATCGAACCCTCCGATCAGGATGGCCGACGGATCGCGGCCCTTGCCGTTCTTGCCGAGCGACGGGTCGATGGCCCCGAAGTGGATCCACTCGCGCAAGGGCACGGTCCAGAACACCAGTTTCGCGAAGGGATTACCCTCGGCAATCGGCTGGTTCTGGTATTCGGTTGCAAAGCTGTCGTGCCCGCCGGCGCGCTGCAGCATCAACCAGACCAGCGGTTGCATCGACGGCCAGTTGACCACGGCTCCCGTGTCCATGTCGGCCTTGTTGGCCTGATAGAAAGCCATCGCCGCCTCTTCGCCGTCGTTGTGATAAGCCTCCTCGAAGGCCTCCCACAGGTCCATGCGGTCGGGCCATTTCATGATGGCCTGAAACTTGGTGACGTTCCACGCTGGCTTCTTCGACTCACGCACCAGGACCGCATCCCAGTGCAGCACCGTGTTGACCCACAGGACATGCATCGAGCCGTCGGGCGGGCCGACCTTCAGCGCCGCCCGGTTGATCCAGGCCTCCAGCTTGTCGCGCTGTTCGGGGTTCCGGACGGCCTCGTCGTTCTCGATATCGTCAAAGAACATGAGGTCGGGGCGGTGCGGACCATGACGACGGCCGCGCAGCTTCTGCCCGGCGCCCAGGCCCTCGACCCGGATGTTCTGGCGGGTCACGATCTCGCCTTCGCGCCAGACGCGGCCCACACCGCAGGCGTCCGGGAAATCATGCGCAAGCCTCGGATTGGTGGTCAGCTCGGCCTTGATCGCCTCGATCAGCAGCGCGGCCTGTGCATAGACGTCACAGACCTCGAGGCAATAGCGCGTCTTGCGCATGACGATGCAATAGAGTGCGAAGCCAAGGCTCATGTGGGTGGATTTGGACGATCCGCGCGGTGCGATCAGCATCTCGCGCATGCCCTTGGCCGATGTCAGGATCCGGGGCGCCAGATCGAAGATGGCCCGATGGAACAGGCTGTCCTCGCCCTTCACATAATGCGGCAGGTAGGTCTTCAGGAAAAACTCGAACCCATCGCCTCCAAAGTCCGAGGCCCGGCGCAGGCGCTCCGCCTTGGCCGCAGGATCAGCCGGGAAATCCTCGACGTTGAGCTCGATGTTCCGCGCGAAGTCGGACGCCATCTCGGCGATCCGGTCGCGGAACTCCTTCTTGCTCAGCGATGGCTTGAGCTTCGGCCGGGCTTTCATGGCGCGTAAAGCTCGGCCAGTCGGTCACCGAAGGGCTCGAAGATTTCCAGCACGATCGCCGCGTGCTGGGGGAAGTTCTCGCGCACGAACTCGAGGAACTTGGCCATGACGTCCTGGGCAACCCCCAGTTCCGAGATCTTCGGCGCCAGGCGCTTGGCGCTGGCAGTCATCTTGGTCATCGCATCGGCCAGCGAGACCAGCATCTCGACCTTTTCCTTGGTGTTGTTATCGCCGTTCTTGATTTCGTCCAGGACGGCTTGCGCCTGGATCATGAAATCCTCGACGACCGAGGACACCACGACCTCGACGCCTTCCCCTGCGATGACATGGGCGGTTCGCGCCTTGTCCCAATCGTCACCAGCCTCCTTGGCCGCCTTCTTCCAGCGGCCGACCGTGGCTTCGGAAATGCCATAGGCAGCCGCGATGGTGCTTTGCATCATCCGGCGGTAGACATAGTCGGAGCGGGCCTTGCGCTTCAGATCGTCACGAGCCGACATTGAGCCCCCCGCTCAGCACGAAAGCCACCGCGCCTGCGATGATGCCGCCAATCACCAGCCGGGTGATCCAGGTGATCCCCGACTGGATCTCGCCGAGCGACCTTTCGATGTTCTGGCTGCGCACGGCGGCCTCCGCAGTATGGATTTCGAGCTTGGTAAGTCGGCCCTCATGGGTATCCAGGCGCGCGTGCGCCTGGACGAGCCGTGCCTCGTGGTGGGCGGTGAGATCGGTCAAGATTGTCTCCGGGGCTCTACATCGGCTCGCCCGGGGGCGCCGAAATGGCCATGGCCCAGCTGAGCCCGGCGATGAGGATGCAAGTCGTCGCGCCTGCGTCGTCGACCGTGCGTACCAGCGTCCAGCTGTGGTTCTCCGGGCTGACGAACAACAGAACGGGCAGCGACTGGCCGTCGATCCCGGAACCGACCAATTCTTCGCCATAGCGTTCGTGGAGCACCTGGACGGCCTGGTCAAAGGGCAGGCAGCGTTGCTGTGCCATGGTCGGGGTCGCTGCACCGATCGCAATGATCATCGCCAGCATTGCAAGGAAGCGCAGCGTGGTGTCGCTGCCACTGAGTCCTGCGACCAGCCGATAGTTCGGCGCCCGGCGCTCCCACCAGGCCCAGAGCCCGAAAACGATCGGCGAAAGGGCCTGCCAGATGCTGACGCCCTTTTCGATCACCTCATCGGGCGTCGCACCGATGCCAGTCGCCCCGAAGAACGCCATCAGGTCGATCCCCATCGTGTTCAGAACGACCGAGGCCATCAGCAGAAGCTGGGCATAGAAACTGCGTGCCTGCCAGATCGGCAGGGTGGGAAGAGAGAGGTTCATGCGGCCTCCTTGAGCCATTCGCTGACAGTGAAACCGGGACAAGCCTTGGGGGCATATTCGTTATGGCCGCTGATCACCTCGATCCGCGTCCGCATGCCGATGGCCTGAAGGAGCTGGCGCGCCGACGTGTCCTGCGCGGGTGTGAAATGATCGCTGAAACGGTCGGTCTCGGCCGAGCCATGGCCGCCGATCAGACAGATGTGGATCACCCCGGCATTGTGACCGGCGACGCCAGCGCCGATGGCCGTCTCGGGCCGGCCCGGCAGCAATTCGCCACTGCGCCCGATGATCCAGTGATACCCGATGTCAGCCCAGCCGTTCCCCAGATGCCAGCGCCGGATCTCCTCGCGCTGCTCGGAGAGGGTCTGGTCGGCCATCCAGTCGGGCCGGGTTGCGCTGCAATGTAGGCAGATTTCGTGGACAGGGTGGCGGGCCGAGCCCTGGTAGAGGACGGCCGTGCCCATAGGGGCCAGCGCGGCGGAGGCGGGCCGGCCGTCGGCGTCGAGCCATGCGAGCACAGCAGCGCGGGTCTTGGCCCCGTAAAGCCCGTCGATGGCACCCGGCTGATAGCCAAGGTCGCGCAGTCCGGTCTGGATCAGGGAGATGGCAGCTTTCGACATGTCGCGGGCTCCGGGCTATCTGCCCGGACCATCGCGCGACCCAAGATGGAATTCGCCCGGAGATATCTCCGGTCAATCCTCGTCGGGGAAAAGCGGCAGGGGCGACGGGGCAAAGGAGCGGTTGGCGATATGACGCACATGTCGCTCCGACAGGCCAAGCTGCGCTGCAATCTGCGCGCGCGTCATGCCACGGCCCTGCAATTCGTGAACCGAAGCCCGGGTGCGCTGCGCCCGGCTGTGCGGCACATAGATTTGCTGTCCGGCAAGATGCTGGCACAGCAGACGCGCGTCGTCCATCCCGAGCGCGCGAACGACCGGATGGTCCTCGGACGGCTCGGCCGGGAATTTCATGTCCCGCCCGCCGAAGTTCTGCATCAGCCTCAGCGCAATGCGCAGCCCGGTGCCATGCCCGCAGAACTCGTCGAGCGTCTCGACGAGGATCACGATGGACATGGGCAGCCCGGACAGGTGGCTCATTTTCCTGCCTTCGAGCTGCGGCCCTTTGCCCGGGCCTCCATCTTCTTCAGCGCCTCGATGATCGGGCTGGCCTGTTCCTGCGTCAGCAGGTCGGGATCGACCGCGACCGAGGTGTCCCCGGGGGCAACGAAGCGATGGCAGAACGCCCGCAAAGCCTGACGCGAACCATTCTCGATGGCGCCGGCACGATGGCAGGATTTCCAGAGCGCGTGGATCATGCGGATGTAGGGCCGTGTCGACGGAGGCAACGGCATGCCGCCCTTCTGCCGCACCTTGAACGCCCTGACGCTTCACTCTCGTCCACGGACGTCGAGTGCGCTGGCGCTCGGACATCTGGCGCAGCGATGCCAGCCCGGTGACCCGAACCAGCAGCGCGCGATAAGTGTCCTCATCAAGGCCCAGCTGGCCCTTGGCGATGTTGATGATCTGCGTGGTGTTCATGGCAGGACGGCTCCCCATTGCGCCGGCCAGAACAGAACCGATGTCAGCAAGCTGGCGAGGGGCGCGCCCTGCACCCTGACCTGATGCGCCGGGGTTCCGACGGCATAAAAATGGCCGAATGTGAACATCCCGGCCGCGATCCAGACGGGCAGTACCCACTTCATCATACCTTCCTTCCAGTATTGCGCAGCGCAACCAGCGCGACACGTTGCGCATCGCGAAGCTTCCTGTGCCAAGTCATGGCCTCACCACGGAGCGGGTCCGCGAAGGCAAGCTCCGTCGAGTCGCCCGAGCACGGCGGGCAGATGTCCAGAATGCGGGTGAGCGCTTCGACCAGCGCGATGTTTTCGGCGGTCAGATGCTCAAGCTTATTCATGGTTGCACCGCGCACAGGTGTCAGGATGCGTCAAGCTGGGGGTGAAGGGTCTCTGGCACAGAACGCAGGCCTTCTGACCATCGCTGGCGATGTACTCCTGCATCTTGCGCCGGTGGTTCGCCCAGAGCCCGCGCAGCTGCGGCATCGAAAGGCCGAAATCGGGTGCAATCGACGCGATCTTCTCGCCATCGACAATCCGCCGGAACGCAGCGTTCATCTGATCGTCGGTCAATCTGGCCGGGATACCATGTTCGATCCGCGCCGGGGCGCTCGGTTGGCTCGTAACCACGGCAGGCAGATTGGCCCGCGCATTCGCGATCCCCCGAAGCGCAGCAGGTTCGGTCTTGACAACTGCATCGGCCAGCGAGACCGCTGCCGCCTCACCAGGCAAAGCGTCCAATGAGGCCGTCTCAAGGTTGGAAGCTGCCAGCTCGGGCACCTCATGGTCCTCGGCTTGCAGAAACGCACAAACGCGCGCGGCAATCTCGCGGTCAGGGAAAATGCCGACAAGGGTCGGCGTCGAGACCACGATCTCGATCATACCGTCCGGCCGGCCTCGAAGTTCGAACATGGCTCACCTCGGCTGCATCATCAGGACCGGGCCACCACGCCAGGTCGACCGACGCCCGGGGCTACCCGGGCGACGGTTTCGCAAGAGTGGTCAGGGCTTGGCCTTCGACGCCTTGAAGGTCAGCGTCTGGGTTTCGGGCACCTCAACCGGCTGCCCGGTGGCAGGATTGCGCGCCGTGCGGGCGGCCCGGGTCTTGAGTTGGAAGCGGCCGAAACCCGACAGGGTGACGGTCATTCCGTCGCCGGTGGCCGTCAGAATTTCCTTGATCAGCGCGTCGACGGCTGCAGCCGCATGCTTGTTGGTCATGCCTGTCACATCCGCGACGCGACGGACCAGCTCCTGTTTTCCTACCGTGCTCGACATGGTCTTTCCTTTCAGGGTCAGATGACCGGCACCGCGCCGGTCAGGGTGGAGGGCTTGGGCGGAGACATCAGCCCAAGGCCCGCATAGTGATCGACGCGGGACAGCCAGAGTGTGCGGGCGGCCCGCCAGTCGCAGGCGTCCATCATTTCCATCAACAGCGTGGCAGCCCGCTCGAACATGTCGACCTCTGCCGGGCTGGTGATCTCAGGCTTGACGTTAAGGAACATCATCGCCTCGGCTTGCAGGGCAGCATGATCCGCTTGCCGCAGCTGGTGATTGAGTGAGCGGACCGGCACGCCCCAGGCCTTGCCGATCACCCGGTCGATCTGGCCCTTGGCATTGTCGATGGCATGCTCGACGGCCGAGCGGGCGCCAGCGCGGCAGATCACCTCGACGGCCGGCGAGGTGATGTCGCCAAGGATCGCCTCATGCGCGTCGTGCAGCAACGCCCAGGGCGCCAGTTCCATATGGCAAAGCCGTTCAACCAGCACCGAATGCGCGGATACGGGCCAGGGCTCGGGAGTGCGACCGCCGAAGCGATTGACCTTCGAGAGCGTATCGCCAATCGACCAGGCCGTCAGGTCTTCGGGGCGCAGCGCGGCCAGGTCGATGGTGCCAGCGGCCGTCCAGAACGGGATGGTCATGCCTGACCTGCCTTCCGGCGGACCTGCGCCACCCAGTTCCTGACAGCTTCGGTCGGGCCGGCCGTCGCGGTGGCGCGCAGACCGTAAATCAGGCAGATGCTGTGCGGCGATCCCTTCTGCAGGCGACCACCGGCCACACCGATATGCCGCGCGATCTCCGCGAGGCCACGGGCGTATCCGCCCGGATCCGCATAAAAGCCGGGCGTCCCCGCCAGCAGCTGCGACAGCTCGTCGGCCATCATGAGTGCGCGTGGGTCCATCAGCCCCTCGCCAGGTTGAAGCTGACGGTCATCAGGTCTTCGCCAACGCCCATCCGCATGCGGAATTCGGGCGAGGTGCGCGAGCCCGTGACGCGGATCGCATCCTTCAGCGCCTCCATTGCCGCCACCCACTGGGGCTCCTTGATGTCGTGGCGCAGCAGCTTGAAGATCTCGGACTTGTTGATCTTGCCTTCCTTGTCGACGTTGAATGCGCCGTTCACGATCACCCGCAGCGGCGCGGCCGTGTCCTCGGTCCAACCCCGCAGGCATTCGTCGATCAGCGCCTTGGCTGCCTGCAGTTCGGATCCGAAATCCAGCGTGTCGCGAACCCGGATACTGATCCGGTAGCAGTCATCGACGGTCGAATAGGTGCGGTTGCCCTTGGGTCCGCCGACGGTGGCGCCGTATTTCTCGGCGATCAGGGCATCGAAGGCGCCAAGGTCGGAAAAAAGATGGCCGCGAAAGCGGTTGACCTGATCGACCAGCGCAAGGAACCAGCCGAACTGTTCGCGCACCAGCTGGTCCTCGAGAAGATGCTGTTCCTTGATGATGTCGATCGGCAAGAGCGCGCCCTTGGGATCGGACATGTAGACCTTGTCGCCAACCTGGGTGCGCCCGTCGGGCACTTCGGCCGGGGTAAAGCTGGACTGGTGTTGCGACATGTCAGGAATTCTCCTTGCTGACAGGGTTGAGGGGGCACCGGCGGCATGCCCGCCAGTGCTGGAGCTTTTCGGGGGAAGAGGTGGACATCGGCGCCGTGGCATAGGCCCGGCAGGCGTCGGTCCCTATTCCGCGATGCAGATGCGGACACAGCACCTGGTCACGGTAGAGCTGCAGGACACGCGAGCCATGCTTGCGCGTCACCAGATCGAGGCTCTGGGCGGGGTAACTTCCCGAGAGCAGCATAGAGAGCGACGCACGGGCGATGCCGGTTTCGCGCGCGACCTGGCTGATGGTCTTGCCCCGCGCGACCTGAGCGCGACACAGCGTGATCCATTCAGGTTCCGGCAAGTCGAGGTTCAGCGCAGGGCGCATGAAATGTCCTCCCCAGTGTTCGGATCATGAATGCAGCCGGCGCCCTCACGGAAGACGGGGGCCTTGGGACCAGAGTTCCTGACAAGCGCGAACCGCTTGAACCCGTTGCTGCCAATTGCGGTCCCGGGCGCCCGCCGGGGCATTTCCTTGATGTATCCGGCCTGCTTCAGGCGACTGATGTAACGGGCGGCGTTGTCACGCGGTTGCCCCCCATCATCCGAAGCGGCATCGGAGACGATCTCACCGATCGTGAAGACCTTGCGCACCCGCATGGCCCGCCAGGCCCGTTCCCGGAACGTGTCCCTGACCGTCTTGACGGTGACGTGCCGGCTGCCGCTGACCTTTTCGCCGCGCCCGGCTGCCTCGAGACCTGAATCCGAAAGCTGGTACCGCCCGTTTTCCAGGACAGTCAGATAACCGCGCCGCATCAGCGCCCGAGCGGAATTGGTGGTCTGGCGCCAGTCGAAACCCAGCTGCTCCTTGACCTCGGCCCGCGAAAGCGGCCCTCCCGCCAGCGCCCGCAAGAGCGCCGTGGGTGCCCCCCCGATCTGACGGGTATCGACCATCACACGGCCTCCGGCACGATGATGTCCTTGCCGGTGTCGCGGTTGCGCATGATCACCAGCCCCGACATGTCGGCGACCGTCACCCCGTCGGGGCCAGGCTCCATCCGGCGGCCGAACCGTTCGATATTGGCGATGGCGTCAAGGATTTCGCGGTTGTAACCCTTGGACAGCCGATGCACGAAACTGACCAGATCGGGTGCCACCGGCACTTCGCAACGCCCCCGGATCAGGGCGGTCACATCCTCGATCGCCGCCGGCTGGAACTCGACCTTGTTCGGGGCGCGGCTCTCGATCTGGGGAAACCGGCGCAGGTTGTCGCGCAGCCGCCCCATGCCGACCAGGATCGTCGGCATGAACTGGATATCGCTGATGCCCCGGATCGCTTCCATGATCTCGGCCCGGCTGGAGACCAGATCGCATTCGTCGATCACCAGACCGAAGACCTTGTCTTCAAGGGCGGCCTGCTCGGCGCGGATTTGCAGCTCCTGCAGAACGCGCGCGAAGCGTTCGCGCTTGCCCCGGATCTGCTGGTAGGACACCGACAGTTCCGTCAGCAGATCTTGAATGAACCAGCTGTAGTCCCAGCCCTTCTGCGCCCGCAGGTAGATGCTGCCGGTCTGTGCAACCCAGCGGCTGAGCGTCGTCGTCTTCCCCAGCCCGGGCTTTCCGTCGACGACGACCATGCAGGCCTCGATCGCGCCGCGTTCGTCGAGCGTCTTCAGCGCCCCCATGAAGCGCCTGACGTTGCTCGTCTCGACAAAGGTATCTCGCATTCCTATGCTCTCCTCATTCTCGGCTTGGTCAGGCAACGGCGCGGAGGAGGGTTCGAAGCGCCTCCACGTCGATGCCTGACAGTCTGAACAGTTCTCGCGCCGCTGGCCGGGACAGGCAGTCCCGCAGAACGGCAATCTGATTGGGGCGCAGCTCGGCCGGATGCTCGAGCGCCCAGGCCGCCAGTTCTTCGTCCGAGGCAAAGACCCTGCGGCGGCTGGGTTGCGGCCCTGGTATCGCTTCGCCCCCACCATCGCTGACCAGCGCCAGCACCGGGGTGAGTTTCAGCGGGCGTGACATCGATGAAGTCCGCGATCTCGACCGGCGCGCTTTCGATCATCAGGGCATCGCGCTCCGCTTCGATTGCATCGCGCTTGGCGTCGATCCTGCGCAGGCGCCCCTTGGCCCGGGTCTCGATGGCCGCCTGCTCGTAGGACAGCGGCACATAGCGCTCGGAATTGCCGCCGAACCGGGCAACGCAGATCAGTCGGCCCGGCTGACCGCTTTCGACGTCGAATTCGCGGACCCAGACGCGATCGGCCTGATGGTAGTCATACCCCACCATAACCTTGCGCTCGTGCCAGGCCTCCAGATCGTCATGGTAGTAGCTGTTGCCATTCCACTGCACCAAAGCGCGGCGGACCGTCCGGATCTCGTAGGGCCGGAACAGATCGTCTGCCTCGTCACTGTCGACCGGCACCGGCACGAAGCCGTTGGTCACATGGGCAGCCCAGGCCTCATCCGGGCTCATATGGCGCAGGCGTCCGGTTTGGGGATCCTCGAACTTCGGCAGGCTGCGATGCGGCGTGGCATTGTATTCGGCCACCCGTTCCTCACAGAGCCGCACAAAGTCTTCCCAGCTGGGCAGGAGACGCGATTGACCGAACTCCTTGATCTCGCGCCGGGTCAGCTTGTGGACCTTCTGCCCCGCCTCCTTGTCCATGTCCTGCCCGATGTAGGTCGGAAGGCGCTTTGCCAGGACATCCCAGATGGTCGCGTTGGGGCGTTCGATCCGCCCCTTGGCCTGCGATCCATAAGGCGCGGCATGCATCTTGGTGATGCCAAGGCGGCCCATCAGCCCGCTGACATCGGCGTCCATCGCCTCGTTGCGATACCCCGGGCCGCGGTCAACGTAGAAGATCGCGGGAATGCCATGGCCGACACAGGCATTGCGCAGGGCTTCTGCAACAGAGCGCTGGTTTTCCGATCGAGCAAGGGACGTGCCGACCACCTTCCGGGTGACGACATCGAGCACCGTGGTGATCTCTGGCCTGATCGGGCGCTTGGTCACCGGATCAGCGACCTCGGCATCAAAAGTCTTGCCGTCAGCCGTGTATATCGTGGTCGGCCACATATCCTCGGTGGTGCGGGTCACATAGGCCATGCGCGAGCGCAGCGTCAGCAAACCTTCACGGCCGACAGCCTTCTCGATGCTGCTCAGGCGCTCACGCAGGATGCGGCGCACCTGTCCCAGCGTGAGCGTCATCGGCCCCGTGCCTTCGCGTCTGGCAGCAGCCTTCAGGTACTCGACGTGAGCATCGGCTGCGGTGGGTTTCGACGGGATCGCATAGAACCGCAGGAACTCGGCAAAGCCGGGCGGAATGGGCTCGGCCACCTTGGGTGGCACGGGCGCAAGGGCGATGACGCCCTGTTCGTCGCGCGACTTGAACCAGTCATAAAGCGCGGAACGTTTCACGGCTCCTGCCCCTCGGCGATCGTTCGCCAGCGCAATGCGCGTCGGGTCGAGATGGAACCCGCCCGCCGAGACAAGATCCAATGGCCGCGCAAGCGAGGCCAACTCCCGCTCTGTCAGGATCCGCCCCGCATCGCGCGCGGCCTCGATATCCTGACGGGAGCGGAAATCGTCCTGCGCTTCCAGAAACCGGGCGATACCCCATGCCCTCGGCTCGCCATGGGCAATCGCGAACCCGTCGATCGAGGTCAGGATTTCGGCGCGAGCCTCCATGACCGCTCTTGCGCGGGCCGGCAAAGCAGAGGTGCGCAGGGCGGCCAGGCGCCGACTGTCGGCCTCGGCATCGCGGGCGTGGGCCGCCAACTGCTGCCCCGTGCTCGCGCGGGCCGCGATCAGTGCCTGCAGCGCCTCGGGCAGCAGGCTGCGGTGATATTCCACGCCAGGGCGACCGCCTGCCTCGCCAGCCTCGCGGCGGCGCACCAACTGGCCGCGCGCCGTCCACGGCCTCGCGCGTGGCCAGGGCACGGATGTTGCGCTCGCTGAACCCGGCAAGGCCACGCGCCTCCGCCAGATCGGCCAGCTCGCGCGCCGTGTAAAACTCCTGGACCACGGGCAGCGTCATCAGATGCGGCCCCTGCGCTTGAGCGAGGCGATCACCCGATCCTCATGGGCGGACAGCACCGCATCGAAGGTCGCATCGTCCAGGGCTGCAAAGGTGCGGCTGACCGCGATGAACCGCTTCTCGGTCGAGTTCTGCGCAAACCCCCGTGTCCAGGAAATCCAGCGCTTGCTGCACGTTCTCTGGCGCCTCGTCGCCCAGGATCAGGTCAAGGATCCGCGCCTGACGGGCCGGGCTTTCTTCGGACAGTGCCTTCAGCTCGGTCTGCTTGGTGGCCAGAGCGGTCCCCGCAAGGCGGGTGCGCGATGCGGGCGACAGGCCTTGCCAGATCTTGACGGCAACCTGAATGGCACGTTGCGACAGCCCCATGCGCTCTGCGGTTGCGGCAGCAAACGAAAAAATTTCGCTTGCTGTGCCCTGCCTGGCTTTTCCGCCAGCAACACCAGCTTTGGTTTCGGGATACATCCGCTCCCAAACCACCTTCAGCTCATAGAGGTGATGGCAGCGGTCGAGCGCGATCAGCTCTTCGCGGCCAAGGTTTTCCATCACCTCTTCCAGCCGCGCGGCATCGTCGGTGTCGACGCTGGTGATCGTGGCGGGGATGGTGGTCTGCTGGTTCAGCTCATAGGCGCGCAGCCGGCGCAGACCGCTGATCAACTGGTAGCGATCAGCTGTCCGGCGCACCCGGATCGGGTGCTGCAGGCCCTGTTCGGCGATGACAGCGGCCAGCGCCAATGCAGAGGTTTCGTCGTAGTCCCGCGCCCTGTCAGCCGGCACGTCAATGTCCCGGATCGGCAGGTCAAGGATGGAGAAAGAGGTCATGTATCAGCCCGCAAGTATCTGAAAAAGTGAAAGTCTCGACAGGATGGCGCCGGGCGCAAAGCCTGCCTCAATGGCGCGGCCGAGCGATTGCGATTTGCCCAGCGGCATTCACACATCCGCCCCCAGCTGCACTGCCGCTGTCGGCCCACCCAGCCCGACCGCCACCCAGAACAGCGCCGCCAGCATCAGGACCAGCAACAGGATGCTGAAGGCGTCGTGAAAGGTGATCCCGGCGAAGGCGCGACGCAGGCCGCGCACTTTCAGCTGGCGGCGCAACTGCTGCGCCAGAACCACGTCGGGCCACTCGCCATCGCGCTCCAGCACGTCGCAGGCGACATGCAGCACCTCGTCATCATGCTGGTCCGGGCTGCGGATCACGGAATGTGCNAGCGCAAGATTGAACTCCTTGGTGCTCATGATCATGCCGGCACCTGCGCGGTCATCGCGCGCAGAGGCGCGGGCAAGGTCACGTTACGCCGAACCAGCTCGGCCTTGACGGCCGCAATGCGGGTGGCCGCATCCTCTTCGCGCCCTTCGGCCTCGATCAGAGCGACCCAGCCCAGCAGCCAGGTGCGATGCAGCCGCAGGGCGGCGGCCAGGCGTTCGCGCTCGGCAATGCTGACGCCCTCGGGATGCAGCAGCGCGGTGACCGACTGGGTCATCAGCACAGCCACGTCCAGCAAGTTGGTGCCAACATCCTCGGGCGCCGGGGGCCTTGCCCGCAGCGGGAAAAACTCGCTCATTGCGCGGTCTCCTTGGATTTCCGGGGTCGGGGAATGTCCGATGGCCAGTCGTGGCCTTCGGGCCAGAGTTCGCTGCAGCGGGCGATGATCGCGTTCGCCCGCCGGATCGTCAGGCCAACCCCGCCAGCGATCCGTTGCAGCGTGTCGCCGCTTCCGGATGCCATGCGGGAGGCATGGGTCAGCGACCAGCCGCGAACATCGGCAAGACGCTGGATGAGGAATGAGATGTGAGCTTCGGTCAACATGCACACCATTGTCCACAAATGCGGTCAACAGTCAACCGCGATTGTGGATATTCTGCCTGCTAGACCGAATGTGCTATCATCTGGTAATGCACAAATGTGCATGACCCGATTGTCAGAACGCTCTTGGATGAGCTTCACGCCAGATTGAAAGCTCCGGGAATGAGCCACCGGAAGCTAGAGGCGGCGCTTGGCCTCGAGGAAAACGAGCTCAAGGGCATTCTCGACGCGAAGCAGCCCCGAACTCCGAGCGTGACAAAGGCAAAGAAGATCGCCGACGCGCTCGGCCTTGAGTTCTATGTCGGCCCACGCAGACCAGTTAGCCTTTCGCCATCGCGGGCGGATCCAGTCTTCGCGTCAGATGGTCAAGAGTTTGAGCAGGTTCCGCTCTATTCAGCCCAACTTGCAGCAGGAGATGGCGCTTCTAATGAGGCCCCCCAGGTCATCGACCATCTGGCGTTCCGGCGCGACTGGCTGAAGAGCATCGGGGTCTCACCGCAGTCGGCGGTCATAGCTCGCGCCCACGGCGACAGCATGATCCCCACCCTTCAACCAGGTGACGCACTGTTGATCGACCGCGCCCGCGCCGATCCTCCCGCTAGAGTGCGCGCGCCCGGCGATACCCGACCCGCGCAAATCTATGCACTCGTCGATGATGGACACGCCCGCGTCAAACGGCTGGAACTGGCTTCTCCGGGCACACTGATCCTGCTGTCCGACAACCCCGCCCACGCCCCCGAGTTCCGCCAGGTTGGTTCTGTCAGCATCATCGGGCGTGTCATGTGGTGGGGCCATACGAATAGGGAGTAAGGAATGGGCGAACCTAGCGAAACGTTCTTCGTGGATGTCATCGGTTTTGGCGAGGCAGTGGATATCATGCCATTGGTGCATGAAGCCATCTCAAGATGCCCCTTCAAACACGATTTTTCACCAAGGGAGGTTGCCGAGCTGACCGCCAAGGCGGTTAGCGGCAAGTACATTCCCGTCGACGTTCTGGATCGCATCGAAGACCAAATGCTGGGCGCGCTGACAGGCGTAGTTATCAGTTGGGTGCAATCCGAGCATAGGATCGAGCAGGTTCGGGATCCCGACCTGCGGATCAGCCGCCCCTACATCGAGCTATCCACATTCGACGAACAGCCGCAATGCGAGGCCGCCAGAAGGCTGTTTGGGCGATGGCTTGCTCCGGATGAGTTGAAGAGGTTCCCGCTGGACCAATGCGACTCTTGGTCATGCGACTGCAGCTACACCACCTATTCGCTACGCGATGTGGAGAGGAAATGTCCCGAACCACTTGAATTTCTCGGGAGGCATTAAAGATGGCCACATGCGAGCGTTGCGGCAAGACTGTGTCATGGGTAAGCCTCTGGGAGGGAAAGTACTGTGAATCCTGCTATACCGCCGTGCAGAGCGAGGAGGCGGAAAGGCCAGAGCAGTCTGATGCCTCCGACCTCCAGAAGTCAGCAGATGGTGGCGGAATGCTCCTGCTATTCGCTTTGGCATTGCTCGCCTTCTGCGGAGCTGGTCTCGGCCTTCTGATAGCGCTTTTTCAAGTAGATCTGGGCCTACTGATCCTAAGCGTTACATGTGCGGTGTCTGGCGTCCTGTTCTTGGCCCTCAACCGGATCATCGCAGCGCTGGAGGCCATTCGCGATGCGCTCGCCCCCGAGACGGCATTTCCGCACCAAGTCGCGGCGCGGCAAGGCGCGGCCGCAGGAGACGAGAATGCCAAGGCACCCCAAAACCACCCTTGAACTCGCCGCCCGTGCCCTGTGCCGCCAACAGGGCCTGCCCGAGGACACGCAGTATCAGGGCGCCAGGATGTGGCAGTCCCAGCTCGGACCCGCGATGGACATTCTGCTAGCGGCCCTTCCACCCGAAGACTTCCGCCGCCTCGTCCTGGATCAACCATGGCCCGGGCCGGCTCCAAGGGATGATTCCCGGCCATCCGGGGAGCATCAGTGATATTGTGCAGGCATTCCAAATCCCTCGCTATTGGAGGCGCTCTTGGCAGAAGAAAAACCTGACTTCGGGGCTTTGCTGACCGGAATTCCGGGCACTAAGGTCGCAGAGCAATTGTGCGAAAGGCTGTTCGGCCCCGCTGCCCAGGAAACAGGAGGCATCGGCGGCAATCTGATCGGCGGATTAATCGGTGACAGGATAAGCGCCTGGAGACAAGAGAACAGGATCCGCATTGCCTACAAGGTCAGGAAACGGCTGCATGACGAAGGGATTCATCTCGACGACACTAAGCCTCTGCCAGTCAGAGACTGGCCTCAGATAGTGGAGGCGATGAACAACGTCGACCAAGAAGCTCTGTCGGACATATGGGCCGGCTTGATCGCTCGAGCCATGAGCCCTGATCGGAGCGGAATGGATACTAGTCGCTTTTCCCGCACGGTCTCGTCGTTGACTGAGGACGATGCGCTGCTGTTTTCTGTGCTAGTGATGACTGAGCAACTGGACCAGCTCGTCGCACCGCGCCGAAATAGAATAATTTCCACAGTATCGAATCTGATGAAGGTCTCTAAAGAGGCGGCCGATGAGTTCGGCGAGAGCGAGAAACGATGGATCGACGCTCACGTGACACCGATAACCAATTCATTGAACGATACGCTGGCCAAGATCGATGGTGCGGAACTTCTTGAGCTGGCAGTTGATTCGCTCATCCGTCTGGGTCTTGTTGAGCTTCCAGAACAGCCGGCACGACGGCATATTCCAGCAGTGAACTTTGACGGTTCCGACCTGTTTGCGCGAGGGATCGATCCTTCTCGTCAACTTCAGAGCGCCCTCGCGACCATCGCTTCTGCGGCGCAGCCGGTGCAGCGGCCAAGAAGAACCGTCGTCAGGAACCCGGGAGGACTACCTCACTTTTTGGTTCGGACCACGGGCTGGGGAAACCGCTTCGCCGACACATGCGGGATAGGGCTGACCCCAGAGCAGATCGCGCGCGTGACATAAATCGGGTGCTATCCTTCAAGGCGGGTTCTCTTTAAGTTCTCACTTCCCCCGAAGGAGAACTCTATGTCAGCCCTTACCCCGACCACGCCCGTATCTCCCGCCGCACCATGGCTCGGCGGAAAGCGCAACCTTGCCCGCCGTATCTGCGGGCTGATCGACTCCATCCCGCATATTACCTATGCCGAACCTTTCGTCGGCATGGGAGGGGTGTTTCTGCGACGATCGATGCGCCCCAAGGCCGAGGTCATCAACGACCGTTCCCGCGATATCGCCAACTTGTTCCGCATCCTGCAGCGCCACTACGTCCAGTTTCTCGAGGTGCTGAAGTTCGGCCTGACCACCAGGACGGAATTCGAGCGCCTGGTGCGCGTAGACCCCGACACGCTGACCGATCTGGAGCGGGCGGCTCGGTTCCTCTACCTGCAAAGGACAGCCTTCGGCGGCAAGGTGTCCGGCCGCAACTTTGGCGTCGACAAGACCCGGCCCGCCCGGTTCAACCTGATCGCTCTCGAGCCGCTGCTCGAAGATCTGCACACCCGGCTGTCTGGCGTGACCATCGAATGCCTGGACTGGACCGTCTTCATCCCACGCTATGATGGACCTCACACGCTGTTCTACCTCGACCCGCCTTACTGGGGCTGCGAGGACGATTACGGCAAACAGATGTTCGACCGTCAGGACTTCGCCAGGATGGCCGAGCTGCTGGCCGGCATTGGTGGTCGGTTCATCCTGTCGATCAACGACGTGCCCGAGATCCGCACCACCTTTGGTTCCTTTGAACTGACAGAGGTGCGGACGACCTACACCGTCAACTCCCGCCGGGGAGCTGGTGGCAACGACCGGGCCGAGCTTCTGGTGTCGAATTTCTCGCTGAATGGCCTGTCAGGATTGCAGGGGCAAGGCAGACATCCTGCCGATTCCTGACAGATCGGCATTGCCGAAACCCCCTGCCAAAGCGGGTCAGGAGATCGCGCCCTTACGCATTGAAGTGTCGCGCTTTTCACGGATGCTGCGAAGAGAGAGGGGGTTTCGGCTGTCATTGCCGAAACCCCCTCCGACCCTTCCCCTCGAAGACCTCTCTTATCGGGTCCAGAGGGCCGCATTTCTTCAATGTTCATTGGGAGTTGGCTGATGCGTTCTGGATGCTGGCACATTGCAAGTTCTTGCGCGGTCTAACGGCCCGGATCACTCATTTCTTGCCCCTGACTTTCATGCGAACGTCACAACACCACGGCGCCAGATCGTCACTTTCTCAAGCCACTTCAACATCTTGCATGGCGCACGGGAGGTTTCGGCAATCGTCCGGAAGTTACCACCCCCCAACACTTTCCAATGGCCTGACTTTCAACACCGCCAAAACTTCGGGCCTTATGTCAATCGCCTTCGAGGGGAACAGAGCCGCAACACGCAAGAGGCGCAGCGGCTGGGTGCGCTGGCAGAATGGCGCGTAGTGATGGCGGTGTCGTTCGGCCTGATCTCTCTGATTTCTCGGGATTTTTGGATTGCCTTCCGGCCAGCCACCGTGCTTGGCTTCAGCGATATAGTTGATCGCGTGGATTGTCTGATGTCAGGATCGTACCAAGCCGGTTTGGCGGAAAAGTATCTTGTCGATGATCTTCCGGGCGCCGCGCTCGTCGGTGCGCGGTTGAACGGCGTCCTGCAGAAGATCGAGGCAGGCGAGCCGCTGAGCTCCTTGGCGCAGGCGTTTCTGACGTCCGGGGGGCTCAACTCTCTTCTGGCGTTGGCGACAGGTCAGATCGATCGCCCCGCCTTCGAGGAGGCCGCGGCGCGCGAGCGGTCAGGCCGTATCCAAAGCGCGAAGGACGAAGCCGACAGGGTGGCAGCCGAGCAGGCCCGAGAGGCCGAGGCGATGGATGCCACGATCAAGGCGCGGTTCGCCGCCATGGAGAATGATCCCGTGCTGCGCAAGAGGCGCGAAGCCCGGGAGTTGCGGGATCGGTTCGATATCGGCTTCATCGAGCCTGAGCACTATCCGCGCGCGATGCGGCTACTGAAGCAGGTGGCGACTGGCAACCGCCTGACGCCCGAGGACGTCGCCTGGTTGTCGACCGAGGCGGTCGACTGTTGGACCAATGCGTTGCAGCAGGCCTGGCATCGGCTGGAAGCCGAAGTGCTGACCAAGGCATGGGAGAACGGTGGCGATCTTTGGGATGCGGTGAATGCGAGCGCCCATTGGCGGAAGGCCGCGAAATCCGAGAAGGCGCTGGAGGTGACGGGGGCGGCGCTCGCCAAGGCGGGACGGAGCCCGAAACCGAGATCGGCGCTCTTGACGACGCGTGGAGGCGCGATGCGCGATGACGGCCACCTCACCGAAGCCAGGACACTCGGGCTGGAGGCGCACGAACTGACCCCGGCCGATTTCAGACCGTGCACGCTGCTTGGCGCTGTCTCGATGGGGCTTGGAGACCTCGCAGCCGGTCACGAGTGGTATGCGAAGGCCGAGGCCTTGGGGGCCGAGCGCCGCGCCATCGACCAAGATCTGCGGGCGCTGCTGATCCGTACGGAGCCCGATGCGCGAGATCGTATCCGGAACTATCTGCTCGAGCAGGATCCAGAGCGTTTCGCGTGGCTGCGAAAGTGGAACCACAAGATCGCTGCGGCGCATCGGCGATAACCGCTGCAGGCGCCAGTTCGTCGCTCGACCGCCGGTCGAGCGGCGAAGGCCACTCGATCAGTCGAACACCCGCCGCGGCTGCTCTTCCCACGGCAGGGACGCCACGAAGCACAGGTCGTAGATGCTGATCGTGCTGGGCTCGCGGTGGACGACCAACCGCTCGAGCACCTCGGGCGCCAGCCACGCGAGGCGCAGGAGGCGGCTGACGTAACGGTCGGACAGGCCCTCGTCGGCGGCCAGGTCTGCGAGCGTGGCGACGTCGCCGCGTTCCAGTCGCTGCCGCCAGCCCCATGCGCGGCCGATGGCGCGCAGGAGGTGCGGATCCTGCCCGCGACCCATGGCGGCCTCGACATGCTTCGGCGGAAGGATCCGGGGGCGACCACCGCGACGGCGGAGTTCGAGCGGGATGTGGACGCGCAGGGTGTCGGGCGCGGGCATCAGGCGACCTCCTTCTTCGGCGGGGCCATCAGCGCGGCGATGGCGCCGAGGCCATCATGGCGCAGGTCGATGGCGAGGCCCGCCTCGCTTACCGTGATGCGCGCGACCAGCAGCTGGACGATGCGCGCCTGCTCGGCCGGGATGAGCGCCTTCCATAGGTCGTCGAACTGCGCCAGCGCGGCGACAACGGTGGTCTCATCGAGATCGGGCCGCTCCTTCCGGACCGCGCGTGCGGTGCGCGCCGCGACCTCGGGCGTGCGCAGCATCCGGCGTATTTCGCCGATGACGGCCTCCTCGACCATGGCACCCGGCAAGCTGTGCCCGGTGGATATGCCCGTGGTCATGGACTGTCTGCGTCGGTGGGAGCGCGATGGCGAATGGAACGCCGGACGCCGCGGGAACGACGGGGTTTGGAAGCGGTGACCGATGCAAGGGCATCGGGTTTGAAAAGCCTCTCAGCGAGTAGGGCGCGAGAGGTGCGCGGTTGATGCCAGCCGCGACGAGGTAAGGCGGTGCGTCCCTCGTTAATCCAACGACCGCAGCGACGGGGCTGGTCCCTAATCCTGCTGGCCTGACGCCGCGCGCCCTGCACCTTTCGGTGTGGGGCGCTTTGCTAATCGCTCAACGGAACCGGGAACTTACGCGCTATCGCTGGCGTTAGCGCGCTCTTACGCCTAACTTACGCAGCCCGCAGAACTACAAAAGCCCCCGTGAGGGGGCTCTGTAAGTAGCTGAAATCCTAGGGATTTTTGGCTCCGGCGGTAGGGATCGAACCTACGACCAATTGATTAACAGTCAACTGCTCTACCGCTGAGCTACG